CGCGCCCGCCGGTGGCGCCGCGACGGCTGGACTCAGCAGGCCATCGCCGATCGCCTCGGCTGCTCACAGACCACCGCTCGCCGGCTGCTGGCGGCCTGACCGCCGCAAAGAAAAGCCCCCGGTCCACCAGTCCCGGGGGCTCAGCAGTCCCTCCTTCAGGCTACGAGAGCAGCTCGCGCGGATCCTGTCCTGTCGCCATCATCTGACTGAGCCGCTTCGCACGCTGCCCGACCTGGCCGGCCCAGCGAGAGTCGAGCATCATTGCCGCGGCCTTCGTGAACTCGCCGCCCTGCACCGCTGCCAGCGTCCGCTTGAACGTCAGCAGGGTGCCCAGGCCCATGTTGAACGCCATGTCGATCAGCACCCGCTGCCGCACGTCGTCCAGCGTGCCCACCCACGGCAGCGCGTTGATCAGCGCTGCCTGCACCTGATTGATGTCGTTGGCCAGCAGCATCGCCGCCTCCTGCGCCGTGATGCCACGGTCCTCGAGGTTGCGGCCCACGCCGATGGTCAGCTTGCCGGCGGTGCAGCGATACGGCTTGAGCCGCTCGCCCTCGTGCAGCCGCAGCTGGCGCACCAGGGCGGCGTGATCGATCAGCGCCATCAGCGGCGGCCCTTCGGCTGGTAGGGATAGGCCCGACGGGCAGCAGCCAGCAGCAGCTGGACGACACCGTTCGACTTGACCTTGGGCGTCAGCGACAGGCCCTCCGACAGGAAGAACAGGCCGAAGCCGATCAGCACCTCGACGTGCTCGGGATTCAGGTTCATGGTGACCTCCTCAGGTGATGGGTTGAGCGATGATTGCCCAGCCGTTGCCGGGCGCGTACCGGTAGCTGTTGCCTGCTGGCACCACCTCCCAGCGGCGGCAGAAGTTCTGGAACGAGTACCGGAGCCGAGAGCCCCAGTTGTTGAGGTAGCCGCCGTTCACCACGTCCATCTCGCCGAATGGGTCGTGGACGATGAAGCTGGTGGCGTCGTAGCCGATCGCGATGATCCAGTGGCCGTCACCGTAGAGGCTGCCCAGGCCGCCCTTGTGGATGCAGCCCAGGGGCACCGGGATCCCCTTGTCGATCTGCGCCTTGACGTCATCGACCCCGCAGGTCTGATCCATCCGGGCGGTGATGCCGTAGTGGGCCAGCGCCTTGATCTGAGCGGTCGCATCGGTGGTGTCGCCGTACCGGAGCACACGCCCCAGGTAGGCGTCATCGCCGTTGGGCCCGGGCAGCGTGCCCGGCTTGAGCGCCTGCAGCAGCATGGCGCAGCTGGAGCTGAAGCACATCCGCATCGCGTGCGCGGTGCTGCTGTCGCGCTGGCTGTAGTAGGGCACCTGCAGCGGATTGCTCAGCGTGCGCGGCTGCTCCTGCTTCCCCGCGCCCTGCCAGGTTTGATACCAGCTGGCGTCGCGCTTCTTCAGGCTGGCCGGCACTGCCTCCCAGAACTGCTGCACTGCAGCACGCTGCAGCGGGAGGCCTTTCCAGTGCTCGAAGAACGGGACGAAATCAGGGAGCAGTCCCTGCTCTGGTGTCATGGCTGCTGGCCTCAGCCGGTTGCTGCCCAAAGTGTAGCCGTGCGCCAACAGCGGACCACAGGATCGGTGCGACCAGGCCAATCACGACCGCCAGGATGACGCCCTGCGCGACGCGCTTCTCAACCTCGACCAGCCGGGTGAACGCATGCGCCAGGTCTGATCGCTTCTCTGCAACGCTCGCAATCATCGCGTCCATCTTGCCCTCCAGGGCGCCGAGCTTGTGGTAGATGTCTCCGTGCGAGACCTCGTGCTCTGGCATGGTGGTACCTCGATCCATAAAGGTTACTTCAGACGCCAGTATTCAGGAGTGCGCCCGTAGTAGCTGGTGTAGCCACTGGGCGGAGCAACCCAGCTGAAGCTCCCCTTGCTGGAGCTGTTGCTGATGATCGATCCATCGCTCTGCACGATGCCGATGTGGGGGTAGGGCGGGTTGCCGTTGTCCCGCATGATAGCGATGGCGCCAGGTTCAGGCCCTGATAGCAGGGTGCCGGCGCCGCCGGCGAGCGTGGAGCGCACCGTGGGGACGTAGTTGCTGTTGCCCCACGGCGGACTGATTCCTGCTCCTCTCAGTACCTTGTTCACGGCGTAGACGCAAGCATTGCTGCCGCCGTCCGGGCCGCCCCTGGTGTTCATCCCCCTGGCGCCGGCCGCAGCCTTGGCCAGCAACGCTGCCTTCTCGGTCGGTGGCTTGCCGTTGTTGGCTCCGCCCCCGCTGGCCCAGTCGGTGTTCTCCTCGCCCTGGGTGCCGCACTCGACCCGGGTGGTGAAGCCGCCACCGGCGATCTCATGCACCACCTCCTTGATCAGCCAGGTACCGTCGACCTCAGCGCGGAAGCCGGAGAGGGTGATGTCGCCATCGGCGTTCAGCTCAGGCCGGCCTGGCATGGTGACGCTGATGCGCACCTCGCCGGACTTGAGCGCCTCCAGCTTGCTGTCGGCTGCCTGCTTGGCCTCCTCCTCGTCGCGGAACAGGTGCTTCTCCTCGAACACCGGCAGCGGGCCCTTCTGACCTGAGGTGTGCACCTTCTCCTTGTTGGTCTCCCGGTCCAGGTACTTGACCTTCACGGCGTCATAGGCGCCGCGGTTCTTGAGGGTGGCGCGCCACTGGGTGGCCTCGGTGCCGGTGACGCTGAAGCTGCCGCGGGGGCCGACGAGGCCGCCGGGGATGCCGGCGAGCGTGGTGCTGGCGCCCGCGCGCGCGGCCGGGAGGTAGCGCTTGTAGGCGCCGGAGCGGTAGACCGACCAGGCGTTGAAGCCTTGCTGCTGGTAGATCGCCCGGGCGGCCCTGGCATTGGTGGCCGGGTCGTAGAGCTGCTCATTGCTCGACAGGCCCAGCTGGCGCCGACGCTCGGGGCCCAGCCCGCCGATCATGTTGATCTGCCAGAGGCCATAGCTGAGGTCGGGCGGCCTGCTGTTCAGCGCCCGCACGCTGCCGCCAGATTCCGCCATGGCGATGGCGCCCATGGTGACGGCATCGTTGCCGGTGAAGCCGGCCTGCCGTGCCAGGGCGACGGCCTGGCCGGGGCTGACGCGGCCGGTGCTGTTGGGCACCGGGCTGGCGCTGCCCTTGCCCCTGGGTGCCACCACCAGGGTGCCGTCGGCGGGCTTGATCGTGGCGCCGTACTTCTCCGCCAGGCGGGTGAGGAACGACTGATCGCTCTCGCTGGTCTGATCCTCGTGCTTGATCTTCACGTCGCCGATCTTGCCCTTCAGCACCAGCTGCAGGCCGTTGCGCTTGGCGATCTCGGTGGCGACCTTCGACAGGGTGGTGTCGTGCCACGACTGCGACCGCTGCTCCTTGACCAGCTCGGGTGCGGTCTGAGCGGCCGTGGCCTTGATCACCATCGACCTTGGCCCATTGCTTAGGTCCACCTCATCGACGGCGTAGCTGCCCATGTAGACCGGCGCCTGGCCCTGCGTGCGCCAGCCCAGCCACACCTTGAGCCATGCACCAGAGCGGGGCACTGGCACCTGGGCGGCGCGGTCGTCGAGCGTGACCTCCAGGCTGTCGGACTGCTGGCCGGCCAGATCGGTGACGCGGATCGACAGCAGGCGGTCAGCGATGACGGAGGTCAGGTCGGTGCCGTAAGCCTCGAGGCGGAAGGCGGGGGTGCTCATGGATCCCAGATCCGCAGGGTGGTGGTGGTCTCAGGATCGGGCAGATCAGGCAGCTCGATGGTCAGGCCCTGCGGCAGGATCGGCATCAGGTCGGCCAGGTTGGGGTTGGCGACCATCACAGCCTCGACGGTCTGCTGGGTGCGGCCGTAGTACCGCCAGCAGATCAGGTCGAGCTCATCGAACTGGCGGGTGACGTATAGCTGGCTCATTGCAGGAGCACCGATGCACGAACAGCGTTGGTGATCGCCGGATCGACGTCGAGGATCGATCCCAGTGTGGCAGCCTGCTGCAGCAGCGCATGGATGGCGCTGGTGTGCTGCGGGTTGACGATGCCGGCACTGGTGAGCGCGGGTGCCCCGGCGTTGCGGGCCAGGCCAAGCACCGAGGCGATGCCGGCGGGGCCCTGGCCGTTGGTGAAGGTCGTCGCCAGGTTGGCGGCATTGACGCCGAGCGACCCCCAGCCTGCTGCAGCCTGCGGCGTGAAGCCGCTCAGTCCGAAGGTCTGAAGGGTGGTGTTGACTTGGCTGCCGGGGACGGGAGCAGTGCGGCCGATGGCCGAGAGCTGGCCCAGGTTGAAGCCGGCCTGCTGCGTCGCCTGCTGCGTCAGGCCCTGCCACTGGAAGGACTGGGCCCAGTCGAGCGAGTTGAAGGCAGAGCCTGCAGCGGTGAAGTTGGTGGTGGGTGCGACCGCGGCCTTGACCAGCGCCGTGACGCTGAGCGGCGATCCCTTGGCGCCGGGGTTGTCCTCGCCGTAGCGCACCAGGCGGATCGAGAAGTCGATCTGGCGGGCATCACCACCGGCGACGAACACCGACCGGCCCTCGCGAATGGAGACGATGCACCAGCGGCCGAGCACCCGGCCGCGGCCGTCGTTGAGCATGTAGGGCTCGCCCCGCTCGGCCATGTCGCGCAGGGTCTGCATGGTGCCCTGCCGGCCGGAGAACCCTGGGTAGAGCACACCGTCGAGAGTGATCTCACGGGTGCCGACGCCCAGCCACTGGTTGGCGGGCTCGCGCAGCAGGCGGTCCTGCTGCTCCCAGCGGTAGGCGTCGTTGCGATCGACGGTCTGCGGTGAGCCGTTGGGCAGGTTGAACTGGAACGAGCCCAGCTGATAGAGCGGGAGGCTAGTCATTCAGCAGCACCCGGTGAGCGGATTCAATCTCGCGCTGGATGTCAACGAAGGCGAGCTGCACCTGGCGGCTGATCTCCATGGCATCAGCGCTGGCCCCGGCGTTGATGGTGACCGGGGCGTTGATGGTGAGGGGGGCCGAGGCGCGGCGTGCCCGTGGTGCCTGCAGCGAGACGGGCGCCTGAGCAACCTGCTGGGCAGCAGGGGCAGCGGCCAGCGCAGCGCCAGGGCCGGCGGAGAGGAGGGCCGCCATGGCGCCGGCGGTGATGGGCCGGGCGATGCGGGGGATGACCGCACCGTCGAACCCAGGCACGAACAGCTCGCGGCGCCGCTCGCCCACGATGTAGGGGAAGCC